TGTAGGGATTGAATCGAATCACTCGTTACTGCCCCGCCTTGTCTACGGCCCGTTATTCACGACACCTCCGTCGGTTCCCAGTCGCGGGCCATCTGGCGGCAATGCGTGAAGAGCTGCTGCGAGGCAAGGGACTGACCGGCACTCGAGTTCTGCACCAGCGGTGCGGCCTTACCGGCCTTAAGCATCCATGCGTTTGATGTCGCCCGGTCAAGATCGAAGTAGCCTTTCACGAGTCCCGCTTCGAGCCAGGTCACCGTGTTATCGGTGGTCGTAGTCCCGAAGAATTGATTCCACGCGGGCTCAGTCGAGCCGGATGTGCCTGCAACGGTGCACTGGTAGAGATGGCCGTTTGGGATAGTTGGGACGACCTGATCGCCCTGCCCGTAGGCGGTGTCAGGCGTCCACGTAGAGGCAATCTGCGCATCCTTGACGACGCCCTCGAGTTCGCCCTGTGAGAGCTCAGGCGGATCGCAGGCGCAGGCTTGCACTGCGACGATCTCGACTGCTTTCTGGAATGCTTCTGAATCGGTCATTGATCTATCGGAATCTTGCGTGGGCGGCCACGAGGTCGTTTGACGGGCTCGCCTTCCGGCGTCTCTTCACCCGTGTCTTCTTCCTCGTCGTCTTCCACCTGCTCGTCTTCTTCAAGGACTGGGTAGGCGTCAAGCTGCGACTCTTCGATCTCACAGCCTTTCGAGACGAGTAAAAAACGGGCGAGCGGATGCCCTTCAGGTACACGCTCGCCCTTATCCGTTAAGCACCAGCTCTGATCAGCGACAACTTTCATACACCCTCATTACACAAGAGCTACTTTCGCGAATGCACCGGGCCGGGTTACTGCAAGCGTGCCGCGCATCTCACAGACGATTGTCGTTATGTTCTTGATGAGATCGTCATTCTTGAGACCAACGATGAAGGTCACGCCCATGCGCTGGTAGAACGTCGCATAGCTGAAGTCACCGACAAGCGCCGTGCCCGCAGCCATATGCGAATCGGAGACAACCGGTAGGCCGTAGATATTCGGTGTGCCTGCCTCGGTCGGTGCGCCCCAGAGGTAGAAGGATGCGGGCGGCGTGCCGATCTTGGACGTTCGAACATTCCACCAATCGGTGGGATTCATGACGATGGCATTCGGGACGCCGTAGCCGGTTGCGCTGACAGCGGCAATACCCTTCGCAATCATGTCGGCGGGAGAAGTCGTTGCTACAAAGGCGACGCTTTGAACGCCAGCGAAATTGAGAAGGCCGCGTATCTGCGGGGTCGTGCCGTTGCCGTTGAGAATGGAATCATCGAGCTTGTTGAGCAGCGCGCGCCGCAAATCAAAGTCGAGCACGGAGCGGAGCTGCGGCAGATCATCGAGTGCCTGAAGCGTGACGGCGGTCCACTCGGCAAGCGTCTCGATCGGGGCATCAACCGGCGCCCATCGGAGTTGAATCTCAGGCTTCAGAGCGGCCTCAGCCACCCAGTCAGGACCGCCAGTTGGCGGCATCGTCGCCTGGTAGTAACGAATACTTCCTGCACCGACATTGACGACGTTGATGAGCGGAAGGACTGTCGCAGGCGGAAAGACATGCGGAAGCAGACCGAGATCCGTCATCCGCGTGCCGAACTGGGTAGTAGTGATGGGATCGCCCGCAGCCTTGACGTTGAGACCGATGGCATCGTCGATCGTCACGCTATAGGCCGTGCCGCTGTGATGGCCCTGCTCGTGAACGGCCTTGTAGATGGCAGATTCGATGAGGCTGGATGACCAGGATTTATTGCCCGCAATCAGTGACTTTTCCTGACGCTCGGCATCAAGGTTCTGGCCATTCGACGAGGCAATGCCCGGGCGCTGCACAGGCTGACGTGATTTGGCCTTTTCGGCTTCATCGGCAGCCTTGCGGGCATCGTTGGCATCATCGACGCCCTTGAGCTTGACGTATTCGGTCTCAACGCCGTCGATTTCTTCATTGAGCTTGACGGCCTTTTCGAGGTCTTCGGCGGATGGGGTATCGAGCAGAGCAAGCTGATTCAACTGATCACGCAGAGTCTTCAGCTTTTCGCCCGTGGAGGTTGCAAGCGGCATAGAGTGCTCCTTTCAAGCCCTTTTGCGGGCGAGTTGTCTAAGGTAAAGGCGACGCACCGAAGCGCGCCTCGATTCAAGTTCAGGATCTGAGCTCTTGACGGCGCTGACGCGCGCCTGAGGATTTGCGGGAACGGTGACCACCGAGACCTCCATCAGATCGAGTTCGAGCAGATGGCGGGCGCCGTTGCGCCTTTCCGATTGCTTGACTCTGTAGCCGATGGACATGCCTGCTGATCGGCCTCGAGCAATCTTTTCGGAAAGGCGCTGACGCACCTGTTGGGCATCGGGGGTTGAATAGAATTCCGCCGTGATGTGCAGGCCGCGGTCGTCCTCTTTGGCATCCGTGATCGTCCCGAGCTCTTCCTTCCAGTTGTGCCCGTTGCACAAAAAGCCGGTCGTCTTGAAGTCGGGTATGGTGCGGGCAAAGGCGCCGGGAACGATGACCTCGTTGTCACGATCGACGTTGCCGAAGACGGCGGCATAGCCCTCGAGCGTGCCGGGTCCGGCCTCTGAGGTGATCTTGAATTCCGCCTGGCATTCCTTGAATTCGATCTGGTCTGAATTTTCGTTGGGCATAAAAGCGAAAGCGCCGCAATCCCTGGGAAAGGATTGCGGCGCCAATCTCCGATTGAGACCGCTAAGAGGTCTCCGGCCACGTTTTAAGACACGGTTCTTACGCTTTAACTACCACAATATCTTGTGGCTTGTCCAGCTTCCGAGCGTCCTTCTCGTAGTACGTCATGCGCGAGCAATCGCCGCACCTGACACGCAGATGGGAGCCACCGCGGACCTCAGCGAGCTCACGCCCACACCAAAAGCATCTCACTGTTTCACGCTTCTCGTTCAATCCGGCATCCCTATCATTCGCGCAGGATTGGGCTCGCCCTCACCACTGTACTCAATTGCGCACCGGCAGTTGACGATGCAGGCCGTGTCGCCGATCGGCACCAGATCCTCTATTGGCACCCATCCAAGCTTTGCGAGATCGGGACAGTCCTCGCAGTGAATCGAGCCCTGGTGAAGGATGCGCCTTGCAAACTTAGCGCCCATGCCGCGCTTGTGCTCCGTCATCTGATTCATATGCGTGGCATAGATTGCGCGGGCATATAGCCTGGCACGAGCGGCAATCTGAGCCGGCGAGAGCTTCGATCTGACGATATCTGTGCCGAAGCCGACGAGCGCTGATTGCTGCTTGCGAATCTCGACGGCAACCCTGCCCCACTCGGCTGTCTTCATCTGCTTCAGGCCGCCAACGGCAGATGCCGCCATTGCGCTTTCCGCCTTTGCTGCTTCCCGCTGCATTGCAATCTGAAACTCGTGCTGGCTGATTTGGCCTGCAGGCGCTAAGGCAAGCGGCACGGCAGATGGTAAACCGGATGGCAAGGCGGTCGTTCCAGGGCTCAGCTTCTCGGCAAGGCTCGCAAGCCGTTCTTCGTATTTGTCTGCCGCTTCGACGACCCATCGCCTGAGCGTATCGGCACGAATAACGCGGCCTGTTTTCGTTGAGATGAACTTGCCGCGCTTCGAATCCCACAGGAAGAAGATGCCGGCAAGTAGCAACAGCCTGAGAATCCGGGCGCGTTCCTTCGGCGGCTTATCCCGAAAGGCGACGTCGTCTTCCGAATCCAGAACGGTCTGTTTGGTTAGCGCAAGCTGCATCAGGTAAGGGTCACCTTATTGAGTGCCAGCGGTTGGACGACATAGAACGCAAGGCGGCTTTCACCAACGATCGTCACGAGGTTCTTCGTGATGTCGTCATTGACGTGGCCGATGATGATGGTCGCCTCCTGGCGGCGATAGATGACGCAGCCGTTAACCAGATCACCGACAATGCCGGTATTCGCCGGCACGGCATTCGAGTAATAGACCGGGACGCCGTAAAGAACTTCAACACCGCGAAATGGATCGTATCCGTAAGCGTAGCTCGGTGCAGCCGCCGTGATGGCCGAGGCCGCATTCGCAGGATTGAGCAGGATGGCGTTCGGCGTATAGCCTGCGCCGCGTACTGCCCCGAGACCGGCCTGGATGCTTGCCGCGCTTGCAATGGCGGCGGCCGGCGAGAGCATGCCGAACAGGTTGGGTGATGTGCCATTGCCTGCGATAACCTGCGCCTCTTCGCCCTTTATGACAGCAACTCGCAGGCGATTGGTGATGTCGTAGCCCGCCTGACGCGAATCATCGAGTGCCTGTGTTGTCACCTTGATCCAGGCGGCGATGGTCTGAACCGGCACGAAGATGACGCTCGCGTAATCCAGGGCAAGTGCGGTTTTAACATCAGCGGTCAGGACGGGCACGGCCAGCCCGAAGCTCGTTTCGCGTGTGATGTTAATGGTCGTCGCGTTTGTCTGCACCTCAGTGATCAGATCGAGAAACGTCTGAAGCTGGCCGCGCGTCGAGATGTAGCCACCCTCGTTGCTGACCATCGTCACCGGATCGCCCGCTGCCTTCCAGTTGAACGGCACATTTAGATTCACGGAGTACCTGTCGCCAACTCGGTGATGATCACGGGCCACGTATTCTTTGCTGGCAGTGAACTGCTCACCGATCGTGCGCGGTCTGCTCTCAAAACGAGTCGGTGGAGTGAGCGATTTGATGCCATCAAGGAGCTGGGTCATCATCCGCTCAAAATCGAGATTCGGGCGTGGCGCGGGGTCTGGCTCAAGGTCTACCAGCGACATCTTGCTCGTTCTCTCACTCGATATCTTTTCCTTGGAAATCACTTCCAACGATCTAGCGGTCATGGCGTTCTCCTTTTCGGCTTGCTTTCCTTGGCGGCTTTCTCGCGCAATGCATCTGCCAGATGGATGAGGTCATCGCGAGATTGGGGGCTGATGAAATCCAGGAATGCGCGCCGCTCTGCGGGTTTCGCTCGGCCAAAGGCATCCAGAAAGTCTGTGAATAGGGCAATGACTTGTGAGGCGTTATCAGCCATAAATTCCTTCAGGCAACCTGCTCGGCATCGAGTAACCCCCTGGCTTCAGGCGGCGCAGTCTCATCCCACCAGGCGGCTATCTCATCGAGATTGAGCGGTGAGCCGTTGAGCTCCTTCTTTGCCGCATCCTGCGTAGCCATCGCGGCAGCACCAGGCGCAGCCCCGAACAGTCCCGGCGTCTGGCCCGCGGGCAACGGCTCAACGAAGTAGACGTCATCCGCAGGATCGGTCTCGAGGCCGAGGGCTGAGCGTGCTTCGCTCCGCTTCTTGATGCCCGACTTGTAAGCGAGCGATTCTCGTGTGAATAGCTCATTGCGATCAGGCTGCAGCGCCTGCACACCCGACCTGTCGAAGATCACCCGGTACGTATCACTCTCGACGCCCTGCCACGTTCCCTTATCGGTAATGATCGTCTCGTAGAGCAGCTGATCTGTAAGCACGGCCGTCACGTAGTCCTGCGTCGGGATGACAAAGTTGGTCCACGCCTGCTCCTGCGCGGCCTTGAGATTCGAATAGATGCTGCGCTCGAGGCCGACTTCGAAGCCAAGGACGATTGCAGGGACGCCAAGCACGGCACAGGTACGCGATTCAGGCCGCCGCGATACCTTCTCGACTGCCATCTGATCAGGCGAGAAGCCGAAGGCTGTGATATCCATCGGCTTGTTAAACACAAGAGGCTTCCCACGAAGTGCGCCTGATGTGCGCTTCTGGATATCCGAGTCCATATCGGCGGCTGACATCTTGTAGATGCCATCGGATACCGGCTTTGGGGCAACGAGAAACGCCGGTATTCCAAAGTTCTTCATAATCTGCGTCGTGTAGCTCGAGATCTCGGCATCAGCGGCTATCTCGTACATCAGCGACGTGACCGGGGCGAGGCCGAGCAATGGCCTGTTCGGATCAATGCCATAGCGGAGATGAATGATGTCTTCGTTGGGAATCTCAGACGGCAGTCCCTGACCGGAGTAACGGTAGTAGATAGTGCGATCGTTGGTATCGGGCAGTATCGTCCATTCAGGAATAACGGCGCGTGAATCAAGCAGCCATAACTCGACAACGGCGCCCTGGTCATTGCGGGCCTTGTAGAAAAAGACGTTGCCGTAGACGAGCCACCAGTAAGCAAACGCCTTCCAGTAGGTAATGCCCGAATAGAAGGGATTTGGATCCGCGATCAGGTCAACGAGCGGATGGTCGGGTATCGTCTCCCAGACTTTGACGTCTTTCTGCTGCTGGACCTGTATGGGAGCACTTGGAATCGTCGTGCCGGCCCAGTTGACGCAGGCCATGACAAGCGAGCTGCGTGTCAGATCAGGAGAGCCGCTAAGTGGTACATATGGGCACTGATCGGGCCAGTCAGGCCAGAAGCCCGATGCGTATGGATGGCCCGAGCTTGCACTTGAGCCGCCGATGAAGCCGTTCCAGGCTTGCACTGCTGCCTCTTTGACTCTCGTCATCAGGTTCATATCAACCTCAACGGCTCAACAAGCGCCATCCGAAGAGCAAGCGCCCGCGCAATCACCGTGTCATCGTGCGAGCCCGATGGCGCTGAATACTGCGGCCTGCCGGTATGCGTCGATAGCGTCGCTTCGTATCCTTCGAGCTCGCCGCGGGCAACGGGATCAGGCAGCCATTGCGCCTCAGCCTTTTCGAATGCGAGTGCAAGCGACTGGATCATCTGCGGCTTGGTGGCTGCGGTTGTCATAAAGCCCTGGACATCCAGGCCGGCAGTAACGAGCGCCTCGAGATTGGGCGAGCCTATCGAATTCATCTCGACGAGCAGTTCGGCGTGCCATAGGTCGGCGGTTACCTTGATGCGGTCTCGCTGCTGCTGCCACGGCAGGCGGAAGAATCGATCCAGGGCGACCTCGATGCGGCAATCAGCGCACAGGATGGAAAGTGCCGTTGCATCCTGAATCTGGCCCCAGTCGAGGCCGCCGACGATGCGGTGTCCCTCGTGATCACACGGTTTTGCGTCATACAAAGCTGTGAGACAGGCATCAATATTCCGAAACACCGTCCCTTCGTGCTCGATGAACTCAGCCAGCCATTCCTGGCGGTAGGTCTGATCGGATACGAGGTCCTTGGCAAGCATTGCCGCGCGCTGGATGCGCTCATTGGGATTCGCTGACGAGGGTGCGCGCCATGACTTATGCGTTGGGCTTTCGGGATCGAGACCGCGCAGGTATTCGCGATGGAACCAGTTCTGCCCCTTCGGCGTGCTGATCAGGATTGCCTTGCCTGAGAAGTCGGCAAGCGTCGGTTGAATGGCGTCGGTCCATGCGGCTTCTGCAATCATTGCGGCCTCATCGAGGATGGCAAGATGAAAGGCTTCGCCGCGGATCGAATCGGGGTTATCCATGGAGTAGATCGTGATACCACCGCCGCGTGGAAATTCAATAATTCGATCAGCACGATTGATCGTAAGGCCATACTTTCTGAATGGTGCCAGCGCTCTTTCCACCTGGCGCCACAAGGGCCGGCCATTGCCGTAATTGGGAACGATCCACGCAACCCGAAGGTCATCTCGTGCACTAGTGACGGCGAGCACTGCGCCGAGAACCGTTTTGCCCCACCGTCTCCCGGCTGCGAGCACCTGAATCTGCGCCGGATGGCGCGCTATCTCCCACTGATCCGGGCGCAAAGCCGGCAATTGAATCTCGGGTGGCAACCATGAGGGGGTTTTCCGCATCGCCCGAAAGCGTGAGGTGGTCCGAGAAGCCTGATCGGGTCTTCTCGTACCAGATGATTGCTCCGAGATTCTTTTCTTTGCAGAGTTCATAGAGCCAGTTACTAACCTGCGCTATCGCTTTCGATTTGCCTTTCTTTAAAGCGTGCTGGAATGCCTCATCATCGGACTTGCGGCGATAGAACGTCCGCATGCTGACGCCGATCGATTCGTATATCTGTTTCTCGGTGAGCCCGAGGCCCGCAAGCCGCGCGACTTCAGCCAGATCAATCTCGACGGGTTTGCGATAAGGCATTTCACTTCTTCGTCAGCAGCTCAGCGAGCATGTCTGTGTAGACTTCCAACTTAGTTGCGTGCGTCTCGATCCTCGTCAGAATCACTTCAGTAACATCGCGCGTCGTCATCAAATCCTCGGCAATCAATCTGACCTCAACGATCTCCTGGCGGTAGCGGTTTGTCAGGGTCTCTATCAGCTCCGCCTTTAGGTCGATCATTCTTCGTCTCGTCCCGCTTCGCCCACTTGATGAGAGCCCTGACAAGGACCATGACGACGACGAGGCCGGCTGCGAAGATGACCAGAACTTTGAGCCAGTCGAGCCATGGGTGCGCACCGTTCATCGCTTCTTCGGCTCAGGCGTTCCCGGCAGTCCCTGATTCGGACGCTCGCCACCCGGTAACGGCTGGCCACTTGGATGCCCACCACCCGGCACGGGCTGACCGCTGACGTGGCCCTGACCGGGCAGGCCTGCGTCAGGATGGGCACCACCTGAAGGTAGTCCCTGATCCGGGTGCGCACCAGACGGCAGATCGTGTCCTGGTGCGGCACCAGTTGGCGGCGGTGTGCCGGCGGTTGGTGGATGCGCGACTTGCTGTGCCTGCTGAGCGGTATAGGCGATGCTTTTGGCGCACTCTTCGGCCTGCTTCGACAAGTCTTCGAGTTCGTTCTTCGCGGCAGTGCCCTTGGCGGCAACGCCTTTGAGCGCCTGGGCCAGTTCTTTCTGGCGCGCGGCGATGTATTCGAGATCCTGGGCAATGGCGGCAGTGCCAGCCTGGATGGTGTTTAAGGATTGTTGAATATCAGCCATGATTTTCTCCTTTGAAATTTCAGAATGGATAGCTCAGACCAATCCCGCCCCGATAGAGCGTGCCGATCTCAGTTGGCGTCAAACCCCGCTTCCAGAGACCCAGTTCATCAACCTTGCAATCGCTGAGAACTGCGGAGTTCAGCCCGAATATCTGCATGTCTACTGCGTCATGATGAATCGGTCCTGCAAACGGCACACTCACTGGAATGCCGTTATTGACGGAGAGCGACATCGTTGTCCCGTCCCAGGTCCCACAGACGAAGTACCAGGTGCCGAAGGTTGGAGTGAAAGGGAGCAGGCATTCCGTATACGCCGCTCCATTGGCACTCAGACCGAAGTGGAAGGCAACCGAGGTGGAATCGTAAAAGAGGCCGAAGTTGATTGCCGATGTTGTCCACTTGGAAAGCATCGTCGGTTGGAATTTAGCCCCGAGTCCAACGATGTTGATCCATCCGGCAATGGCTATTCCAGGTGCAGCGGAGAAATCCTGAGAAGCATTGTCAGTGTGATAAAGCCATCCGGCAGCATTCGAAGAGTATGCCGCATTGCTGAGCTTGCCCGGTGTTGATGCCACGAGGCTGCCGCCTACCGTTAGAGTATTGCTGCCAAGCTGATCGAGGCGCGTGCCGGTCGTCGTAGTCTCATCGAGCTTCCAATATGAAACGAGGTTAGTCAGCAAGGCGACAGTTGCGGCATTCGGCACTTCAACGACTCTGAATCCTGTCTCAGCGCTGCTTGCTGCCCCGATCGATACCGGCTGCTGAGTTATGCCATCGGACAAGGTAAGGGCGCCGCGCACGTTGAGATCAACGGCATCGAGACGATTAACCAGGCCGGCAGGCAAGTTGCGCACGCTATTGGTGCCAAGATTCCACAAGGAGACGTGATCCATGCCAGTGACTGAGGCGTCGAGGTAAGTACCGACGTTGGATTGAATGATGACGTATTCAATCTTGCCGGTTACGAGGTTATTTGGATCGTAGAAGATGTGACCCGGCTGCGTGCCATACCACTGAGGGCCGTTCCATTGCTCCATGTCGATCACGAGGCTGATCGGCAGTATCCCGTCAAACTGCGCCATCGTCGTGCAGTTCCAGAGCAGATAGCGACCTGTCGCAAGGTGAGGTGCGGGAAGCATATGGACACCGACGCTGCACCGGTAGATTGACGTATTCAGATGGACCATCACTTCGCCGGTGACGACGCCAACGCCATAGTTTGAGACATAGATATTCTTGCAGGTGCCCATGCTCAGATGCTCACGAGCAGGGAAGCGAATACCGATGCAGCCATTGCTGGGCTGCGATCCGGCAAGCATCGGCACGCCTGCATCACAGCAAATGTTCTCGACATAGAGCTGGAATGCGCCAGGATCAAGGTCAAGGGCGTTGATCCCCGGATTGTCGTAAGTTCGGAAGGTGAGGTTCGAGAGGTAAAGTGTAGTGTTGTTCAGTGCCCCACCAGGACCACCGACGATCGACATGATGAAGCCGCCAGATATGAGATCGCTTTGCAGGACGGTACCGTCATCGGATGGCAGGCCCGTGTAGTAGGTCAATTGCGGCGGCGGGATTGGCGCCGTAATCTCGAAAAACCTCTCAGGCGTCTCCTGGGCATTGTAGGGAATGGTCAGGCAGGCACCCGCCGTCCCCATCTTGTTGAGACGGTAATAACCCTGCTCGATGATGAACTTTCCGCCGTGTGGGTCCGCATATGCGGTATTGATCCCGGTCTGCAGCGCCACCGTATCGTCGTGCTGGACATTGACGCTCGAGACGGCAGTTGCCGCATCGTGAAGGGTGATGATCTTGAGCGTCGCATCGATGGCATCGACCTTCGTGACGAGCGGTTGGCCGCCTGCGCCGGCAGATGCGATGAAGACTCCCTGGCCGACCACGAAGTCCGATGCAGCGGTGATCGTCAAGCGCGTGAGCGTGCCGGTTGAGATAGTGCCGGTGAATTTGAGCTTCGATCCTGATGCATTGAAATCAGAGGCGAAGTAAATGCCTGGAACCTGGCTTGAGCCTGCCGCGTGCGAATCGACATAGCCCTTGGTGGCCGCCTGGAGTGCGGAGACGGGATTGCCGGCAAGCGTCAGCGGGCCCGTCATCGTATCGCCGTGCTTATTGAGCGGCGCATAGCCAAGCGCAGCCAGCACGTCATCCTCGAGCAGGATCACTTCACCGGTTCTCGTGTTGAAGCTGGTTACCGGCACAGTCTCACCGCCTGAAAAGAGAACGAAATCATCTCTTGATAAATAACCATCCTGGATGCTCGAAGCCTGCGGAATCGTAAGCGTATGGCCATCACTTGTCACAACCAGCGGCTGAAGAACCTTGCCCATTCAGTCTCCGGTGGTAATCGGCGAGATCACCGTCTCGTTGCTTCCACTCGCATAACTGAAGCGGCACGTGTTGAGGATCTCGATCATTGAGGCAGTGGGAACCTGCTCCTTGAGGACGACGAGTTGCTTTTCGGCTCCATTATCGACAGTTCCATATCCGCCAATCGTCGGGGCTGATTCATCGCCTATGACAACGGGGCAGGGCTGAGACGTGGCGCTGCCGGTCGCAACAACGTTACTGCACAGAGATTGAAATTCAGTAAAGGTCATATCAGGTGAAGGGATGCGTTCGGCCTGCACCGCCGTGGTAAAGCAGGCCGATTTCCGTTGCAGTCAAGGCCTTTCCCCACAAGCCAAGCTCATCGACGTACATGTCGGCCAGAACGCCATTGCCGGCGAGTACCTGGAGCGTACTCGTACCGCCTGCGTTAATGGGTCCGGGAAATGGGACGGTGACCGGCGTACCGGCGTTGAGGCTCAAGCGTATTTCACCAGCCGGATAATCGAAGACGGCGGCGACGAAAACGAATTCATCAAGCGTGGGGGTATTGGCGATGCTGGCGTAGACCAGAGTGACGCCATCCGGTTCTGCGGCAACAAACTTATAGGCGTTATCGGTCTCTCGCCATTCAACCCCGTAGTTAAAGCCCGTGCCAGCGTAGAACTTGGACAGCATATAGTGTTCAATTGGCGGAGTGATGAGAGTGTGCAGGGCCATCCAGCCGGCTATCGACATTGAGCCAGTGAAGTACTGGCTTGGATCGTCGACGGCATTCAGCCAACCGACACCGGAACCGCCATAGACGGCAAGCGTACCAGGCAATCCTGTTATACCCGGCACGCTACTCACGGTCCCAGCCACCGTCAGATCGTTTGGGCCAACCTCGTCCATTCGAGTGCCGCTGGCTTCCTCGAATTTCCAGTAAGAGACGAGATTGACAAGCAGGCTCGAGGTATCCACTGGCGGCGTAGCCGTCGTGAAGGTGTGATCGGGCGATGTCTGCAGATTCGAAGCGGCATCCTTCGATTTGACGCGGTAATGGTAAAGCGTGCTCGCAGTCAGGAGTGTGAGCGGCACACTATGACTTGTGACCATCGTCGCATCGGGCGTCGTTGAACTGCCGTAGGAAGTTGTTGGCCCATACTCAACCTGCGAATCACTCAGCTCATCAGTGGTCCAGGTAATGGTCGCGCCTGTAGTAGTCAGAGCTGAACTTGCAACAGCGCTGATGACGGGCGCAGTAACGTCTGGTCCGGTCAGTGTCGTGAATGTGTTGTCGCCTGAGGTAGTGAGTAGCCCCGCCGTATTCCGCGATTTCACGCGATAGTGATAGAGCGTCGATGAAGCGGTCCCGGTAATCGGAACGCTGTGACTGGTGACAGGCGTGGTGGCGATCGTGGTCGTTGACCCGTAGCTGGTGGTAGTGCCGTACTCAACCTGCGAATCGCTGAAGTCATCGGTTGTCCAGATGATCGTTGCGCCACTCGAGGTTGGCGTAGCACTGATCGCACTGATGGCGGGCGCAGTCGTATCGGCCACACCACTGATGGCGATGACCTGACCATAGCCGTTGACAGTGATGCTCGATGGATTCGCCCATGTGCCTGCAACGCCTGGTATGGGGGCAAGCGAGATAGTGCCGGCATCGGTGATTGGTCCGCCTGTTAGACCTGCGCCAGTATCGATCTGATTGACGCCCATTGCTGCCTCCGCTTCGAAGCGCACGAAGTCTGCTGCTGACAAATAGCCATCCTGAGTCTCCGATGCTTTGGGAATCGAAAGCACATCGCCCACGTAGACAAGCGGCGGCTGGACAAGCGTCGATGCCGGCAGCGAGAAGTCGGGCACGAGCTCACCCGCTGGGCCTGGCGGGACTTTGAATGCACGGCCATCGGGGCAGTTCCACAAAGCCGTGGCGCGAGCGGAGATAAATGCGGTTGAAAGCTCGGGGAGTGTGAAGTGAAAGCTACCGGCTGAGTCGGTAGTCGTAGTTTTGGGACTAAGCAGAATCGGGTTGCCGCTCGCGTCAAGGACTCGCTTCAGGACGACGAGTATGTCAGGCGCAGGATCGCCGGCCTGATCGTAGATGAATGCGAAGGCGTCGCACTGAGCGAGAGCTGACATGGGCGTAAGCAGGGAAGGCAAGTCTATAGGTGGGCTGAACGGCTGGAGATTAACGCAAGATGTTGTGGTCTGGCAAGTGATTAACGGGAAGCCGGTGGAACACCACCCCGTCCGGGCCGGCTTCCCGTCCACCGTGCGCCCTGGGGTTCAGCCCATTGCGGACGCATGCGGACTCAAAATGGCGGCATCAAGCGCTCGAGCGTGTCGAGCACTTCGAGCAGATCAGCGATTGTTGGCGGCTGGCTATCAAGCATTCCGATCAGATTTGCAGCAGCGTCCGGAGGTGCGAACTTCTCGATGGACTCGCGCACGCGTTCACGGTTACCGATCTCGAGCTTGATAGTTTCAATCTGCCGTTTGAGTGATTCGATGTCAGGCATAGGTGTGAAGTTGTGCCACTCGAGCCACCTGGTGCGCAGTTGATAACCCATCAGTTGTTGAACGGTGCATCGAAGTAACGTGCGTATACCTCGGGCGGCATCAAGCGCTGCATCAGGTCGAGGTCGCTGCGCAGCATATCGTTTTGCTTCTCATAGGCACGGAGCGTCTTGACGAACTCATCGATGAGTTCCTTATCGCGAAGCATCCGTTGCTCGAGCGCCTTCACCTTATCGACAAGCGGTGTGTAACAGAGCGTCGCGAGTACCATGCCTGCGCAGATGCCGATGATGATGCCAATCCAAATCATTACGTCCACCGGATAGCGATATACATCAGGAAGCCAAGTACCAGGAAGAAGATCATCCAGACATCGACGGTATCAAGCCAGTGATGAGATTCGAATGGACGGTATAGCCGTTTCATTTCGGTGATGCGATGCTGGCCCGCAGCTGGTCAGCGATATCGTGCATCTCCGCCTTATCGAACTCAGCCGCGATGCGCTGTATCTCGGCCACGTCTACCGGCTTATCTGGCGGCTTTTTCATGACCTTGCCAGTATTGCCAAGGAAATCGCCGATAGCGTCCTCGCCTGAGCGCCAGATAGTTTCAGAACAGCCGCGGCGAACCTGGCAACGATCCGCTATCAGGCGGCAAGCGATATTTGCGACTGACACTCTCATGACACCGATCACAGAGCAGCATCAAGTCCTCATCTAGCTCGTTCCAAAGGTGTTCATAAGTCACGTGATGAAGCTGAAGCGGCACATCGTCAACGCCACAGCTCTCGCAGCGATGACCGCGCGCGGATTGCAAGTCGGCGCGCCGTTGATACCAGTCGGGCTGGTGAATACGCTGCCAATGCTCCTCGTGCCATTCTTTAGCCGACTCGTTCGCGCCACGTCGCCTTCCCTTCTTTGGGCTTCGGTGGTGAACCCAGGCACCTGTCAGGGAACGCTCACCTGATGCAAAGGCATCATCACGGCAAAAACGAATTTCACCTGAAGGCGATTCAGAGCATCCATAGCCCATGCGCCTGCAGATTTGGCAGAAGAGTATACGTCCTGACTCGTCATAGTCTCTTGACATAAACAAATCCTCCGTAATGGTTCAATAGGACCGCCTCTAATTAAAACGCGTGGCAAAGTGTTCTCTTCAATTGGGTCACGCAGCGTCTTTAGTTTTTCGCCCGTAGAAGTAGCAAGCGGCATAGAAGCTCCCTTCAAAGCCCGTACGCCAGACGGGCGAACGGGCCAGTAGTATGGATAACCAGGTTAATCGGGGAGATCGGCGCGTTGCCGGTCTCGTTTGAGAAACTCTTTTTATAGTGTTGCCAGAATTGCCTATCTCACACGCTTGAAGCCCTTCTGGGCTAATGTTTCCAGCACATCAATCACGCATCCATGCGGGTCACGATAAATCTCCGATCCCGTTAGGCGTACAACTAGCCAGGCCCGTCCATTCAATTTGCAATCTTTCCAAAAGTCATAATCCCGATCCTTTTGGCTAGTGTGGAAGTCGGCACCGTCGCATTCGACCCCAACTTTGTAATCCGGGAATGCGAAATCGAGTCTGAACTGGTCAATCTCGAATTGGCATACCAGGCGTGCCGGTCTGGTCGCTGGATATATCACCTCGTACAGTCTGGCCTCGATGATGCTTTCGAAGGGAGTCTCTTCGGAACCTTCGCCGGTTTCCACAAGGCGATCGTATCCGGCCTTAGCTTCTTCGACCGCATCACTCCAATAGTCGAAATCCGTGGACTTAGCCCAAGCCTTCCAACGGGTTAATTCAACGAGGTGATCACGTGCCACCTCCAGCCTGGTGAGTCTCTTCATGCGTTCCCTCCGGTGGCAATAATTGCTTGCGAAGATTTTCCGCGTGAGTCTTCAAACCCATATCATCGAATTCCTTGGCCAAGCGTTCGACTTCCTTCCGCTGAGCAGTTGTCATTCGCTTAGGTTCGGCTTCGTCCTGGGGCAGCGGCTTCGGCGGCTGTCGTCCTGGATCACGCACCTTGGCTTTTCCAGACGGCTTAGCTCGAGGCTCTTCCCGGTTGAGCCAGTTCAGAAACCGCTCAGCTGTCGCCAGTTTCCCGGTTCGCTTGCACCAGGCGATCATTTTCCCGTAAACGTGCCGGACTTCGATCTGCTGGTATGCCGGTTCGGCTTGCAGCTCTGAGAAAAACTCCTCAGTGAATCCAGGTGCAGAAGCAGCGGAAGAAGAGCGCGCAGGCCGCTTCGCCCTGACTGGTGCTTCGCGCGCGCGCTCTTCTTCTCCATCCCCACAATCCACAATCCCTACTCCTAAATCCACCGGGCTAGTAGGTGTAATTTCACGGCTCTTCCGGGAAATTACACGTTTTAGCTCGGGCGGAGAGGGAAGATGGAAAGAGACTTCTTTAGGATGTGGCTTCTGATGTTTCGTAAAGTTAAGAATCTGGATGAGTTTTCGCCCGTCGGTTTCATATCTCCAGATGAACTTTGCTTCATCGAGTGCCCCTAATAAGAAGTCAACGTCACATTCATCGAACGGCAGAATCTCGACCTTGATACGTTTCGGCCGGTCCTCGAGACGGCCTTCCCGGTCAGCTTCAGTCCATAGTCCGATGAAAAGCAGCCTTGCCAGGGGATCCAGCGTGGCCATCGTTTCGTTCGTAAAAAATGCCGGCTTGATAGCGCGTATTCGAGCCACTGTTCATGTCTGATCTACTGCGGTTGATAATCCGTGCCGCTCTCGGTGGCACATAGCACACAGCACTTCTAAATCTTCTGGCGGCTCATTGCCGAGATGCCGATAGCTCTTATGATGAACCTGCAAGCCATGGGGTGAATGGCACCGCTCGCATGAGAAATTCGCCGCAACGAGCCTTCCAGCCCGGCGGCGATACCATTCCCTCGAATTGATGTAGGCCACGTATTCATCGGAGAACCGCTTCATGGCTCGGTGTAATTGCGC